GCGCGCGCCGTCGTTTTGTATTTGCGATAAACCGTGTCGACGCGCCCATGCTCATCCTCAGAAATCCAGCACTCCGCTATGTGTCGCGTGCTAAATCGAACGCCGTCATTGTCGTCAGCCTCAACAAACAGCACGCCCGTGCCGAAAGTCACGAGGTCGGTGTAAAGCTCATGCACCTGCTCTGAGAAATTACTGCGGTTTAAGTGTTGGTAGACGACATCAGTAGCCTCATTGAGCCATTCCATCGCTTCGTCGTCGCCGTTCAGCTCATTGTCCGAATAGCGGAGCGAAAACCACCTGGTCGCGGCGTTGGTCAACATGCCGTGCAGTGATGCTGACATCAGCTCAGCGGCATGAATGGCCGTACCGTCGTAAACCAGATCGGTGCGTTTATCGCCAGGCGTGCGCGTTTTGGTGATGTCAGCTTTTCTTGGAATTATATAATCAGCAATTTCTTGCCAATGCGTTTCCCAATGGAGCCGCTGCTGCTGTAGCGTCGTGAAACGCTGGATCAGCGCAGCGGCCTGCATGTCGTCAGCCATTTAGCTACCCAACAAAGTTTTTTTCGTCACCGGCATATCCGACGATAGCTGAGCGTTATTGCCGCCAGTTACATTGGTTACGGCTTGCCCTCGCTTTTTCGCCATTTTTTTGGCGGTACGATCGCTTTCTTTGACCTTTGTTGGCTTGACAACTGGAGCCGGGGGCGGTGGCGGGACTGGCGGCGGCGCAGGACTGGAAGACCTTGATAAACACATAATTAACCTCGTAATCTGTAAAGAAACAAAAACGGCGTATTGTCTGGCCCCACCGGATAAAGGGTTTTATCAATCGTGAACCCGACAAATTTTAGCCATCGGATTGCTTTTTTATTGCGAGCATCAACGTAATTATAAATTCGCTCGTACTGCGCGTTTAAAATTGCAGTGTACGGGCGGCACTCTCGAACAAATTGCTTCCGGTGCTTTGCGTAAACTTTCTCGCTAGTCAGCATCCAAACAATGCCGTTAGATATTTCTAACGCTGGTCTCACACCAAACATGCCGACGATCTCTTCTTCGTCACCAACCATCGAGTAGTTTTGCGCTTTGTCGTCCGCGAACGGCTCAACAAGACATTGCAACGGAGATGCCGTTGTAGACGCAGCAAGCTCAGCCAAATCTGCCTTTCTAAGGGTCGGAGCTAACTCAAGCGCGTCACGCAGTTTTGCGATCCGCACATAGGCCATTGCTACGCAACGCTGGCATAGGGGTTGTAATCCATCACCGCATCGCGCTGCGGTGCACTCTGGTGTGCTGTTTTCGTTTCAAGTCCAATTGCGGCGGTGCGGAATGCGTCGGCGCCGTGGCTTGACCAGTCGTGAACCGGCGCATCGCGGAACTTTCTCGTTTTCTCATTATATGCGCGGTGATAATGGCGCAGTGCTTCCAAACCATCGCGGCAATTGTCTCGATCGAAATGGCAACGCGGTATCAGGAGCCGCGCAGCATGGATGCCATCTTCGACCGGAAGGCGCGGAACCGTCCTAAAATTGATCCCCAGACTGTACGCAGCCTCGCGGCGGCTCTTGCCGGTGCCAAGCTCACGCACCTCCAGGTCGTGCGGACCATAGTGCTGCCCGTATAGATAGTTTTTTTCGTCCAAAACACGAGCATAATGAGGAAAACCCTCACCCTGGTTTTGATAATAGTCAATGACATGAATATCTCCGCGCCCAACGCTCTGCATGAACCAGATCGCCGTGTAGTCGTGCATCCCTATGTCCCAAAAGGTCTCAACTCTTTGATCCTGTATGTATGGAACACTCGTAATTCTCTCCGCGTCGTCCGATTCCTGTAGCTCTGCGCCGTAGACTGAGCCAGGTACGTTGGCGATCCAGCTACACTCAAACTCCTGATTGTACTGATCGATCGTCATGGTGGCCTTAGCAGCCTCCAGCTCGTCGTCATCGACGATGCCGGTGTCGCTGGCCTTGTACATGGCGCGCTCCCAGCCATCAGTGCTGGCGGCAGCTTCCCACAGGTCGTGGAAGTAGTTGTGGCCCTGCGGTGTGCCGATAAACGTGCAGCCACCCTTTCTGTCGGATAGTGCCGGGCGGATAACCTCAGGGAATAACGCTTCAGGACAATCCGCGACTTCGTCAATTACGGCAAAGTCAAGGTAAATTCCTCGTATACTGCTGTAATTTTCTGCGCCGAGTAGGCTTATGCGTGCCCCGTTTGGCAGATCGCAGCGCAGCTCCGTCTCATGGTACTTTGTGCCGGGTATTTTCTCGCTGAATTGCTTCAAATAGTCCCAGGCTACGTTCTTTGCCTGGCGATATGTCGGCGCTATGTACGCCAGTCGCGGGTTTGGCTTCTTTTCCTCAATGGCGCGTTTGAGCAGGTGATTGATTGCACAGACCGTTTTGCCAAACCTGCGGTGGCAGACAAGGACGTTGAACCGATTTTTGTCCAACATCTGGTGCAAGTCTGCTTGCAGCGGTCGCGGCGTGTAATCAATCTGTATCTTCTGCATTTTTCAGCGCCCCACCGCGCTGAGAGAGAAAAACGCGGCGAGGCGCCCCCGCTGCGTCATTTCTTCGACCTGTTTCTTGACCTAGACATTATGCTGAGGTTACCAGGTGAATTGTCGCGCGGGTTTCCATTCTTGTGATCTACTTCCTTGCCATCGCCCTTTTTGACGCGGCCCTTGCTCATTAACGATCGGCGCGCCGAATTGCGGCTCGCTCGGTTTTTCTTCTGCTCAGGCTTGCTGTGGTAGTCAGCGTATTCTTTTTTGTAGTCTCTCATCGAGAGGTGCGGCTCATAATCGATTTACGTTTTTTCTTAAAGCCGGACTTCATGTCCGAATATGCCTTGTCAGAGATTGTGGACTTCTTTTTTGTCCGTGAGGTGCCAGCTTTTTTTCTCGCGTTCATGTTTGCGTAAAGACTCATTTTTTATTCCTTAAAGCATCTTGCTTCTGGTCTAGGAACGCGCGCGCTTCCGCCGCCGATAATGGCTTCATAGCGCCGTTGTTTAAAAAAGGGTTTTTTCTATGGATACCCTTATCAAACTTCTGTGCCGCTGCTTCGTTAGGGAAAATCTCAAAAACTTTTGCGTCCATTGCACGCTGTAAGGCAATTTGCGGTTTTAAAATTTTGCCATCCCAGACGGTTGGAATAACGACAACACCCTTCTGCGTCTCAAAAGTCATCGTGCGGATGGTCGAAATCGTTCCATCCTTGTTTGAAACTGCTTTTCCATTCGCCAAATTCATCAGATGGTGGCGGGTTAATTTGTCCATCTGCGCTTTTTTTTGCCCTAATAGAACACGCCGAGGTCCGCTTTCCGCCTTTTCAATATCTGCCATGCTGGTTGAGCCTTTGAGCCTGTGAGCCTCAGTTGCGGACGTATTATATGGTACTCAGTGGCGCCCGGTTTCCTTGGGGGGTGGGGGGGGTCTCCCAGGAAAACGGGGCACTCTCGATCGAGAATAATTTATTGTGCTGCGGCTGTGGTGCGAGCGATGCACCTAAGTCATTGATATCATTGCGCCGACCCTCGCATTCTAAATGCGAAATCAGCTTGGGGGTCTCAGTTGTTGCGAATGATTCTCAATATCACGCGCGTATCGCTATGCCTCGGCGGCCTTTGTTATACGGGTGGTTTCACCAGCTTCACGACGTCGGCTGGCTTGGCTTTAGGTTCAGGCTCAGGCTCAGGCTCAGCACCCCACACAAGCATGACTGGTCCCTGTTGCTCAACGTCCTCAACCTTATGCCGCACGCCTCTGGGCTGCATCCTGGCGAACGTCCACTTCTTCGTATCAACCTCAAGTCGTCGACGCTGCACTTCAGCGTTAGCCATTCGCACGTCCATCTTGTCGGGCAGTGGTTGACGAGCAAGGTCGTGCATCTCATCAGCGAGCACTTCAGCGCCGATAGCACGCGCTCTGACGTACATCTCGTGCAATTCCTCGTCACGCTGCACAGCTTGCAGGACAGTCACCCAGTGAGGCAGCTTGGCGTCACCATCGCACACCGATCGCAAGCTATTGCCCTTGGCTAACTCGTCACAAACGACAAGCATCTTAGCCTTGTTCAGCTTTCCAGCCATCGATTCCCCATAAAAAAAGCCGCCCTAAAAGGACGGCGCTTTTGTTTTGCATACGCAAAACCACATGTTACGCAGACATTAGCTCATTTAGTCTACTCGGTCAACACCTAACACTACATCTTGTACCACAAACCTATAATCGCACGATCAAAACGCCGCCTTGCTGTCTCAGGATGGCAGTGCATTTGCTCAGCTATCCGACGCCAGGCTGGTCCTCGATCACGTCTAACAGCCGAATGAGCAGCAGCCCAGACCAGCTTGGCATCTTCTGGCTCAAACAGTTTTGTCAGCTCAATCGCGATATCCCATTTCTTAATCTCGATCGCCGATGCTGAACCAAGCCGAACCTCGGTCTCGTTGTAACCATACGCGAGATTTGGGTCTTCAGGTATGTCGGGCCAGTAACCTCTCACCCTTAGATTGTAAGCTGCCGGCATTTTCCTCTCAGCCACAGCCGCTTCGAAGAACAACTCTCGTAAGCCAATTTCATCTCCAATAAACTCCTTAACACCCTCAAACATTATGCGTCTCAATCTGCTCAATGGTGAAGTGCGCGTGCGCCCCAGTTGCGCCCCACGGCAACTGGTGCGCTCGTGCGCTTGAACCTAGTACGGTTTTTTTCGACGGGCGCACTATTTGCGCCCCAAGTGCGCCCCAAAGTGCGCCCCAAATGAGTTTGGTACAAACGTGAAAATCATACATCAAACGTGACCTCCGAAATGGTTGGCAAAGTGGCTTTCGAGATGGTCGGCAACTTGCTCAAATCAACAAACAAACCCTTCTCATCTTTGCGACGAGAAGGGTTGCGATACTCATCTTCCATCAACAAACCTGTCTTGATCCACAACCGCAGGATGTGTTTTGCTGACGCCTGAGACACGCCGGCATCGATTAAAAGACGACCTGCCCATCG